CATCCGTGGGTTCGAGTCCCGCATCCCCAGCCAAAAAAATATTAATTAATTGTGGAGAGGTGTCCGAGTGGTTTAAGGAGCTGGCCTTGAAAACCAGTGATGTCGTGAGGCACCGTGGGTTCGAATCCCACCCTCTCCGCCAATAAGCGAGATTGTTGGAATTGGTAGACAAGAGGGACTTAAAATCCCTTGCTAGTAATAGCGTGGAAGTTCGAGTCTTCTATCTCGCATATGGGGAATTAGCTCAGTTGGTTAGAGCAATTGCCTGTTAAGCAATAGGTCAAGAGTTCGAATCTCTTATTCCCCTCCAATATATACCATTAGCCAATACGAGTAAAACACTCTAAAACTATTGTAAACAAAAAACAAACAAGCAAGCAAAAAGGAGCATCCTAAAATGCTCTTTTTTGTTATGCAAAATATAATTTAGGAGAATTAATATTTATGGCAAAGAAAACAAAGAAAGTATCAGTAACAAAAGGATTAATAACAACACTTGAAGGAAGATATGTGATTAAAGAACTTGATAAGAATGGAAATGAAATCGGAGAAATATTCTTTGATGAATTGATTGAGGACTTTAGAGATATAGAGGGCGTGTCTATCAGTATATCTCATGATAAAGTAATATAGGTGTTATTATGAATTGGGCTATATTTTTTGGATTATTATCTCTGGTTGAATTGATATTCTTTTTATGGTTTACATGGGTAACTGTCCAAGAAGTTGTTATATTTGCGTGTATGGTTTATGCAATTCATAATGAATTATCTAATTCAGGACATGAGGATATTAGTTTTACAGCTATTAACGATGTTTTTGACAAAGGTATGGGATATTATACAAGAAACAAAGATAACATCAATAAATTTTTAAAAGATTCATGTGAATGGGAGATTAAATAAAACGATATGAGATTTAAAGAGGAATTAGATTTATGTTTAGCTAAACTCAATGGGGAGATTGAGGATAGTTGGAAAGATATAGTTAATAAACTAGACCTCGATATTCATGAAGATACATTGAGGAGAATGGCTTATGGCTATAGAAAATACGATGAATACTTGCAAAAATTCAATTTAAATGATAAAAATGATGAGGAATTAGCAAGTTTAACAGAAAAAATACTTGAATTAAAAGAAAAACGAATACAATTAAGCGATGAACGTACATTAACTAACAAGAAAATACGTTCTTTAGCTAGAATTGAGGACTTTATTAAACTTTTTAGAGAAGAATTAGATAATTTTCCTTATAAAGATGTAAAGGACGTCACTACTAATGACACCATCAAAAAAGACCAAGAAGGCGTACTACTCTTATCTGATATACATTATGGGTTAAAGATTGACAATCCAGTCAATATATATGACCCTGCCCTAGCCTACACTAGAATGGATAATTTGGTCGATAAGGTTGTTAGTTATTGTAAATTACACAATATATCGAAGCTCGATATCTTTGAACTAGGTGATACGATTTCAGGGCATATTCATAACAATATAAGACTTGAAAACAGACAGAATGTAGTCAAGCAGATAGTTGGTGCATCAGATCTACTATCTTGTATGTTACATAGATTATGTAATGAACTAGAGTTCGTAGTGTTCAACATGGTTGAAGGTAACCATGATAGAGTTCTTCCTAGGAAAGAAGACAACCTAAATGAAGATAGTTTTAGTATCTTAATTCAAGAACTAATAATAGAAAAGTGTAAAAATATACCTAATCTTAGGATAGTCAAAAATATTGGACTAACCTATTCTCAAATGGAAATCAAAGGCAATAAATGTTTTGGTGTCCATGGGGATAAGGATAAAATTAACAATGTTATTGGTGGATTAACCAATATCTCAGGACAAGTTCCAGATTATGTATTTATGGGACATATGCACAATGCCAATGAATACACAGAAGGACAATCAGAGGTTATAATGAATGGTTGTTTTTGTGGCACCGATGAATATGCTTACAATTTAAGAAAGAACTCAAAGGCTATACAAAAGTTTATGGTCTTTAATGATACAGGAAGAATTTGTACTTATAACATTGATGTTGCTAAATAAGTACACCACTCTATTTTGAGTGGACTTAAACCTATCAATTTTGGTGGGTTTAAGTCCATCTCTTTCGTTCCTCTATGAGATGGAATATTAATTCTCCCTATCTTATTTGAATGGAGCAGGCTTAGTCCTGCTCTTTTTAAATGTAAAGTGGGGTGATATTATGGCGAAAGCTAAAGGATTATTGAAGTGTGAATTTTGCGGTGAAAACAAAATCGCATTTGAATTTTTTAAAACAGAATCAAAATTAGTCAATAAAGAAGGTCATATACCGATATGTAAGAAATGTTTAATAAATAGGTATGGGGAATTAATTGAAAAATATCAAGGTGATCGCATATATGCTTTAATACATTTATGTTTAAACCTAGACTTTCCATTTGATTTTAAACTTGCTGATAAAGTAATTGATAAAGAAAAACCTACCAGTACACTTATATTCTATTTAGAACAGCTAAAAAGAAATAATAGTACTGAAAAGAAAACATCTTTAGAATCAACTACTATTCAATCTATATCTGATTATCAAAAATCAGTTGATATAGACAAGATAACACAAGATTCAGTCATGGACGATTTTGAGGTAACAAAAGAGATATACAAAAGATGGGGAACAAGTTTTGAAAAGAAAGAATACTTTACACTTGAAAATAAATTTAATGAACTAAAAGATTTCTATGGTGGTACAGCACCTACTGAATTAGACCTCTACAAAGATTATGCTGTTAATGAACTAGCTAAGGCTAAAGCTATAGAAAAAGGCGATATAGATGAAGTAAGAAAGATTCAAACAGCCCAGTCTAAACTTATGGCTGATGCCAAGTTGAAACCTAAGAAAGAAGAAAAGATTGATAACGATACAATGTTAGTTGGGATGTTTATTAAAGCTATTGAAGAATATGAACCTATTCCAGAAGTAGCACCAATGTTCAAAGATATTGATGGTATCAGGAAGAATAACGAAAAACGAAATAATCAATTAAAGAGGTCAACAGGAGTATTTGAAAGTGGCAGCTAAACACCTTATCTATGATAAGATTCCAGAATGGGAATTTGCTACAAGTGTAAAGAAAAGAGAAAATATAGAAGAACATTCAATAGAATACTATCAGAAATGCTTAATGGATTGGATTCCTTTTTGGAGAGAAAATCCACATAGATTCGCATTAGATTATTTGAAATTGAATTTAAAGCAATTCCAGCAAGAAGAAATATGTTCATTTGCTGGTTGCACTACAAGTTTTTTAATAGCTTCAAGAGGTATAGGTAAATCATTTTTAACGGCAGTATACGCTTGTACGATGGCTATCCTCTACCCTGGTTCAAAGATAGTTATAGTTTGTGGGGTTCAAGCTCAGGCAAAGAACTTCATATCTGAAAAAATTGAAGGTGAACTTCTAGGTATGTGTCCTATGCTTAGGAAAGAATTCGAAGGAACTAGGGACATCAAGGAAGTTAAATATGCATATTTTAGGAATGGAAGTACCATATGTGCTACCAATGCTAGTGAAAATAGAAGGGGTATGAGAGCTACAATCCTGATTGTGGACGAGGCAGTTTGGGTTGATAGGGAAATGTATGAATCTGTATGTAAACCATTTACAACATGGTCTCAGCAATTACCTTTCCATAAGTACCACCCAGACGCACAAGGAAGAAAGCATCAGGTAATATTCCTAACAAGTGCTTACTATAAATCACATTGGTTTTATAGAGATTACTATATACCAAGTATATTAGAAATGATTAATGGTAAGAGTACATATGTTGCCAATCATAGTATACAGACAGCTATAGATAGTGGTTTGATGAGTCAAGAAGTTGCAGAAGATGAAATATCCAAACTAGACCCTATACATAGGTCAATGGAATATCAAAGTATATTTTATGGTGAGGGTAAAAATTCATTCTTTACAGCCGAAGAAATCAACAAATGCAGGAAGCTATTAACAACTTTTAATCCACCTACTAGCATGGATTACATTCGATTCAAGGATTCTAAGTCTATTTATCCTCCATGGAAAATACACAAAGAACCAGATGAAATCAGAGTGTTATCAGCCGATATAGCGGTATCCGCAGGTAAAGCTAACGATAACTCGGTTTATATCCTTTATAGAATGTATAAGGATAAAAATGTTTATACTAAAACAGTATGGATTAAAGAGGTTTGCTACATTGAGGCTGTTAATGGTATGAACTCAGAAGACCAGGCATTAAGGATTAAACAACTATTTTATGATTTTGAATGCGATAGATGCATTATAGATGCTCATGGTATTGGTTTAGCTGTATATGACGAACTAAAGAAAGAAACAATAGATTCAGAACGTGGCGAAACTTATCCTAAGTGGGGAGCTTATAATGATGACAATGTTATCCCTACTCTAATTATAGATGATAGGCACTATGTATTATATGCTATGAAGGCTAGTGCTGAAATCAACCATGTAATGGCTATTAAGTTGAAAGATGATATTATTACTCAAAGAATAGTATTCCCTATGGAAGAAAGGGAAGCTAAGACTGAAATGGAAGGTATGTATCAGTTCTCTTCTCTAACAGGAAAAGAACAAGCACAGTTGATAAGACCTTTTGCTGAAATGTCATTAGCATTCATGGAAATGGTTAATCTATCTTATACTTTTAACAACGGTAAGATAGCAATCAAAGAAAAAGGAAGAAACAGAAAAGATAGATACTCTAGTTTAGCCTATGGTACTTATCTTTTAAACAGTATTATAGATGAAATGGAAGAAGATGAAGGATATGATGATTTTATATTCTTTTCATAGCATTAGAAAAGAGGTGAGGTGTTGGATATAGAAAATAAGAATACAGAATTACTTGATGACAATTATGCAGGTCACATAACCTTTGCTAGAGGACAAAGAAAATCTAAGTCTATTAGTGATATGGAAAGCGTGAGTCGAAGACACTACAGACCAAGTTTAATCACGCCGAGGCAAGTAAGTAATTATTTGAATAACCCTTACGCTAATGTTTCTAATTTACAGGACTTATCTCAAAAAATGGTTCTTGTAAATGGTATGTTAAAAGAGTTTATTAATTATAAGGCTTTAATATTAACACAAGACCATTACATCTACCCTGCTGATGCAAGGAAGTATAAAACAAAAGAATCATTGTGGAAAGATGAACAGAAAGTCGCTGAGTTTTTAGAGAAGTTTGGAATCAAAACTCTTAATAGATGGATAACTAAAAGGTTATTACAAAATGGGGAGGTTTACATTTATAAAAGAGAAACTCCAGATGGATTTTTAATCCAAGAACTACCATCTAAAATATGCAAGACAGTAGCATTAGATGAGTATGGGGTTTTAAGATTCGCTATAGATATATCGAAAATCAGCGATGAAGATATAGGATTTTTCCCAGATGAGATAGCCAAAGCAAAAGAAAAGAAAAGTAATTCAAAGAATAAAAAAAATCAACTGAAGGGGTTCGTTGGTGAATATTACTATGTTGGTGATAATGGTGTAGCATTTCTTATGAATCAATGGGAAACAAAAGGATTGCCATACTACACTCACCTATTTGCCTCACTGATGAATTTATCAGATGCTGAAGATTTAGAAAAAACTAGCAATAACTTAGATAACTATAAGTTATTACATCAGCTAATACCGACTGATAAAGAAGGTAAAAACTTAATGAAGAGTGACCTTGTTAGTATGTATCATTATGCTGCTAAGGAAACATTACCAGAAGGAATAGGGATAGTAACTACTCCAATGGAAATCAATCCTATAACATTAGGTGATAACAAGTTAAAAAATCAAGACTACTTAAATAAATTAAAAGAAAAGATTTACGATAACGCAGGTATTTCCAACGATTTATTCAATGGTAATGCCAAAACAAATGAATCAACTATATTAAGTTCCATTATAGATACTCTAGTACCTATAGAAATACAAGGTTATCTAGAAAAGTATTATAATTATGAACTTGCTAAAGCCTTTAAAAAAGGTAATTGGAAAATACAATTTGTTCCAACATCTTATTATAATAGACAGAAGGAAATTAAAACTGAAAGAGAAAATCTAGCAGTATATGGTTCTAAGAAGAAATATTTAGCAGTACAAGGTTTTACACCACTACAGGTACTTAACATTCTTTATGCTGAAGACTTAATGGATATTGAAGAATTTATGAAACCTATGGCTACAGCTCATACATTGAGTTCTAAAGGTAGACCAAGTACAGCAGACGGCACTGAACCCACTTCAGTAAACACAGAATAAGAGGTGATTTATTGGCTAGAATGAAAGCAACAGAAAAACCGATATATATAGTAACAACATCTCCCGATAGCATGGAAGAAGCAGGATTTACTTTTGTAAGGAAATCTGAAAATGTAACAGGTGATGATTTTTATATCTATTTTAATAATGGCTATAAGTCAAAGATATCTTATAGCACTAAAAAAGATTTGTTCTATACAAACAAGCTATTCTTGTAGGGTTCTTCCCTACTTTTATATTTTAAAGCAAATTTAGGAGGTGTTCACTTGAATAAGAGAACAAACATACCTTGTTTATTTGCTAAATATCCAACAGTTAATACAAACTTAACACCAGTAAAATTAACTTTAATGCACGATATGACAAATAGGAATATGTCTAACATAGGTTTAGACAAGATGAAAGAGGCAGAAGAAAGCCTAAAAAATAAGCCTATATTAGCATACATTAATCGTGATGAATTTGGTGGGGTTGATTTTGCAGGACACGAAATGGAATTATCCATTGATTTAGAAAATGATGAAGAACCAATTAAGGTTACTTATTTAGAAGTTCCAGTAGGTATAATACCAGAATCTACTAAAATAGAATACTATTCTAAAGATGGCAAGACTTATATGACTTGCACTGGTTATATCTATACTGAATACTCTAATGAAACATTAGACCTTATAAGTGAAACATCAGGCAAATGTGTGAGTGTTGAATTAGCTGTACACAGTGGGGAATTAAACGATGACGGTATATTCGATATACAAGAATTTAGTTTTCTAGGTGTAACAATACTTTCTGATAATCTCATTCCAGGAATGGATGAAAATTGCAGAATTGAATTGTTTGGTGATTTAGCAGAATATGAGGAATTTATCAATAAGGCTCAAACAGATGTATCTGTATTTGAAGCTAGTGTTGATGATGGGGATAAAGAACCAGAACAAGACCCAGTAGACCCACAACCTGAAGAAAATAGAGAACCACAAGATGAATTAGATCCACAAGATAATGGTTTAGAAGGTAATCCAGATATCGATGGTTCATTGGATTTTTCAATATTCAAAGATACTTGTGGAGAGGTTAAAAGTTTAGAAGAATTGCACGCAAAAGTATTAGAAATGAATACTCAAATAAATTCTTTAAATGAAGAAAATCAAGAACTTAAATCTTATAAGTTAGAAATCGAAAAAGCTAACAGAAAATCAGAAATAGAATCTACCTTAGCTAATTTTGAAGAATTAGAGGACGTAGAAGAATTAAAAGAAAAGGCTTTAAATTTCGAGATAACTATAGAAGATTTTGAGAAAGAGTTATTTACTCTATTAGGCAAACAACTATATACAAAGAAACAAACTAAAAAGGTAGCATTTACTAAACTACCAATTAAAGACAACACTAATGTTCAAAACCAAAATAGAGATGTTCTATATGGTGGTGCATTAGACGATATATTAGGTTATAAGTAGGAGGAAATAAACAATGGCATTAGCAAACGTAGATAGATGTCCTTATCCAAGACCAATATCAGTTAAGCTAACTGAAAAGGACGATTTACAAAACGGTATGCTTATCGCTATAGGCGAAGCAAAGATTGAAGGAAATCAGGAATTATATGAGGGAAAGAAACCAGATGGCAAGTTACCAGTTGGTATCATAGTTGAACCTTTCCATCCATATAGGGTAGATGAAGTTGAAAAAGATATGGTATTCAAGCAGGGCGATGTAGTTAGGGTTTACCCAAGAAGTGCAGGAGACTGTTTCACAATATCAAAGGAATATGTTGGTACAGCGAAAAATGCAAACGACTCTTTAAAGGTTAAGGCTACAGCATATACTTTCGATAAGGAAACTGAAGCAGCAAACGCAATAGCTAAGGTTACTAGGGTTTATTCATTCAACGGACAGGATTCCGTTAGAGTTGAATGGTTATAAGACGGAGGTGATATAGATGAAGGAAAATATTAGACAATTAGCATTAGATATATATAACAAGAAGGTTGCATCTTTCACTAAGGAAGACGGAACTAAGATGGACGCAAATGAAGCCCTTAGAGAACTACTATTACAGCATTGTGGTGGTAAGTGGTCTTACAGAGCGTTTAATAGAGTTAGCAATGAGTTCTTTGAAATAATAGAAGAAATAATCACAGATGAAACTAATGAATTAACTCTTTCTGTATTTGAACCCATTATGGATTTCAAGGTAGTTGGCTATGGTGAAAAGGTAGAATTTACGGTTGATGATAACCAGTTATTCGAAGTTTCTATAATAGCAAATGGTACAGATAACTTATATAGACAGAGAATTATAAACGGTAAAGTTCCTACACAGGCATTTGACCTAGGTGTTGCAATATACAACGATTGGGACGAGTTCATGGCTGGTAAGATTGATTGGACTAAGCTAGTAAATAGAGTTGTTAAGTCAATGAACGCTAAGATAGCTGAATTAGTAGGACAGACTTTCGCCAAGGGTTATGATACTATAGGTTCTGAACTTAAGGTTGAGGGTACTATGAAGGAAGATTCACTAGTAGAGCTTTGTGAAAAGGTTGGTGCAGGTGCTACTATCTATGGTACTAAGCTTGCACTATCTAAGATACCTTCAATTCAGGGCTATGTAACAGATGCCGATGATATTAGAAATGAAGGATATCTTAAAAAGTTCAGAGGTATTGATTGTGTAGAACTTGAAAATCACTATGATAAGGATGCTAAGAAGTTCTCACTTCCTAACGATACTCTTTATATAGTACCTGCTGGTGGTAAGGTTCTAGTTGGTGCATTCGAAGGTGATGCTCACGTTTACGAAGATACTAATGGTACAAGAAAAGATAGACAGATAGAATACTTCTTAACTAGAAGATTACACATTGGTCTTGCAGTAGCAAGCAGATATGGTGCTTATAAGGTTACAGCCTAATAATTAATATGATATGAGGGGTGCATTAGCACTCCTCTATTTATATACAAAAGGGGGGATTAAATTGGCAATTATAAGAAGAAAGAAAGTCAGTCCATCTACTGATTTACAGTTCATGGAAATTAAGAGGAAACTAAAAGAAAATGCAGATATAATCAATGTCGAGTTAGTTAATCTAACATCAGGCAAGGTTGTATGTGTTGATAGCAAATCTAAAGAAGTTTTAACATGGGAAGAGTCAGGAGATTCAAGAACAGTTACATTAGCTACTCTTTATGATATTGCTGTTACATCAAAATCACTATTAACTACTCTAGCACTAGGAATAACAGAAGTATTCTTTATGGAAGAATTTGATATTACACTTAAAGATGTATTAGAGTCTTTAGACTTGATGGAAATCTATGCTCCATTTAAATATGATGTAGCTGATACCGATGGTATCATTATAGATTCAAGTACGGACGAATTTACATCATTTATAGAAAAGTGTGGAATTAAGATAGTTAATAGAATATGCGAAAGATACTTATACCTAAAGAGGATAGGCGAAATTCATGACCCTACCAAGGAAAGTATTTTAGGCAACTTGTTAGATGATAAAGAAATATTTAACTTTAATCGTTATTAAGGAGGGGTTAGATGACACCCGTTAATGAAATATACGATATATTTCTTTCTCAAATAGATGATGAAATGTTCGCTCTACTTAGGCGTGATGTGATAAGACGTGAATTACATAAATACTTAATAAGTTCCATTTCAAAGTTCAGAGATTGTAAACAAGATTTAACAATACTAGATTATTCAATTATAGACAATATTTCATTTAGATTAGGGGAAATTGAAACAGATATTCCAAAAGATAGACCTAAAAATATAGAAGTAGTTGGATTAGATACAGGAATAGAATATAGAAAAGATATCGATTGGAAATTAACTGATAATAAAATTACCCTAACCTTCCCTGCTAAAGAAGAAATAGCAGTATTCATGTATGACAATGGGTACATAGAAGCCGATTTAACTAACAGGGAAATATTAATATTGTCATTAGGAATGGTCTACTATTGGTTGCATCCTAAAAGAAATCGTGAAGAAAATCTTAAACAAGTCCTTACTGATGATGCTTATAAGAGATTGTCAGGGGCTAATATGTTAGATAAGATGTTGAAGTTATATAACCAGACTCAAAGAGAATGGGAACTTGAACTAATTGAATACACTTATGATGATATGAAGGCTTTAAATTAATGGATTACTTAGGAAGATACCAACACAGGATTCTAAGAGGTGCAAAGAATGTTAAAGAATTAGAACTTCAAAGAAAAAAAATAGCTTACAAAAAGTATTTAGAAAGCTCCCCTACAGCAGATTACTACCAAGTAACTGATGTAGATGAAATATGTATTAGCGATACCACAAAACGTTGCTTAGTATCTATTACAGATGTTGCGAATAATGACAAGAAAGCATTGGATGAAAAGAATCTTTACACATTTGAAGATGAAAATATAGATATTGGGTGTTACCTTAAATATGATAACGAAGAATGGTTAATAGTTTTTAAAGAACATCAACCAATCAATTCAAAAATGCACTTTATAATGAGGAAGTGCAACAATTATTTTAGAGTTAAGTATAAAGGCAAGATATATAAGCTTCCAGTATCTATTGAAAACTTAACAATGTATTCTGATGGTATAGCAGATAACCTATACTTGTCTTTTATGGATTCAAAGAAACAAATATGGTATGGTAATAATCCACTTACTAGAGCTATAACTGAAGGGTTTAGAATACTCTTAACCCACAGAACAGCATTTAGGATAACCCATATCAATGACTTTGAATATCCTGGTCTCATTAAATCTCTAGTCTTACAAACGGCAGTAATCAATGGTGATGATATTGATCTAAGGCTGGCGAACAATGAGGATTACTATAGAAATAAATATTCAGTAAACAATGAAGATGAACCAAAAGAACCTATGTTAAAAATTATAGGTAGCCAATCAATTATAAGTGGTGAAGAAGTAGATTATCACATCAACTTGCCTATAGATATTCCTAGAGTTCAATGGGAACTTGAAGAAAATAAGGCATTTATAATTAAAGCAATGAGTGAAACTAATATTGTTATTGCTGGCTCTTTTAATGTTAAGGATATAGGTAAAAAGACGGTGTTAAAAGCTTTACACCCTGAAACTAAAGATGTGATAGACAAAGTAACATTATCATTATGGAGGTAGATCAATGGCATTAATAGGTTATGCAAACAAATTGATTTCTGATATTAAATCTGTACTCCTTCAAAATGAAAATATAGTCAAATTCCTATACTATACAGATTCAGATGAGGATATACAAACACTTCCACCAGTCAAAAACCCTATTAGCACTCTTAAAAATAAAGTATTTTTAAATAGAAGACTTGAAATTTTACAAAAAGATGCTGATGTTGGTATGACTATAAATCTATACTCTAAACAGCAATGGAAGAAATACGGCACTAAAAGTGACACAAACCTTAAAAATGTTATAGAAGTAGGAATAATAAGCCACATGAATATTGATGAAACTCTTAATGGTTCAAGGACTAATGTACTTATAGAGGAGGTATTGGCTACTCTTAGACAAGATGTAGTTGATGGTCTAGGCGATATACATTTTATCAATATGTTTATGATGAAAGATTTATCTATAGAATATGTGGGATATTTATTATACTTTGAAATATTTAACATAAGAGAGGAAGGACTATGTTAGAGAATAAATTAGTATCAGGATTAGATATCGACCTATCTATTTATGGATTAGGCATTATCAAACAACCTAAGATTATACAATTAACTTCTCTACCTTTTGAGGACTTCATATCCCCTTTTATTATGTTAGATAGACTTTATGACAAGATACAAGAGGAATCTGACTCATATCAAGAGATATCTAAGTTATATCTATTTGCTGAGGCTGAAATATTATCACAAAAAATAATTGAATCTGAACGTGAACAAGATAGGAAAGCACGTTTTTTTGACCCATACATAGAAAGGAAAAGATATTATGGTTTTATTGATAAGATTACTTCTGTTCTTTGTCTATTGTATGATTGTTCAGAATCAGATTTAAATATCCAACAGGAAGATGAGGGATTTTTGTTTTATATTAAAGACAAAGCTATTATAGATAAAGATAATTTTGATGTACTGCTTAAAGTTATTTACAAGATGTTTGATGTAGATATAACTTCTATCCTATCACAAGAAGGAGATGAATGGGTGGAAGTAACAGGAAGCGAACGAGAAAAGAAATTAATAGAGAAATTTAAGAAAAAAGCAGAAGAACGGAAAAAGAGAGAATCATTGCATTTATGCGATTATATCAATTATGTAGTTCTTCAAAACAACATAGATTATAATTCAGTTTTAAATTGGACGTATTACCAGTTAATAAAGTTTTTCCAAGCTAAAATCTTGATAGAAAGACAGGATTTTGAAAAAGCTATATTCTCTTCTATGAGGTCTAATTTAAAAGCTGATGAAATAACCGATTGGAAAAAAGAATTAAAAATAAAAATAGATGAGTCTATATACTAGACTCATTTTTTAATATAAAAATTACAGTATAAAGGAGAAATAATCAATGAGATTTGCGATAAAAGACGCAGGTAACTTAGTATTTATCAACAAGGCTACTGGTGTACCTGCATTTTACTCAGAAGATGCGAACTCTTTCGAGTTCAAGTATTCAGCAGAATCAGTATATGCTAAAGCAAAGGGTAACAAGGCGATAGCCTTCGAAGGTGAAACTACTTGCGAACTTAAAGTTGAATATGAGGTAATCCAGTTTGCACAGTTATCAGTAATGATGGCTTCAGACGTAGTAGATGCCAAGAATCATGAATTATCAAGAACTTTCAAGGGCAGACTAGATGGCTCTAAAAAGATAACTATTAAAAATGCTAAGCCAGTTGAAGGTTCAGTATCTGTATTCAAACTTGCACCAGATGGACAGGAATTTGAACAGAAGTATGAAGCTAAGTTACAACAGCAAGCTAAAGATGCTGAAATAACTGTTTCAACTGAAGGAGCTAAGGCTAAGGATATGGTAATAGTATTCTATATGGAAGCTATGCCTAAGATTAAGACTATCACTATGAAGGATAACGGTGAATCACCTAACTTCAGGATAGAGGCAGACGTAGCTGCTAGAACTCAGGACGGTAAGAACATGGCAATGCACATGTCTATCAAGAATGCAAAGGCTAAGAAGAATGCAGAGCTTACTCTTTCAGCTGAAAACCCTTCTAAGTTCCCTATGGAATTTGACTGTTTCACAGATGAAAATGGTGAATATGCAGTATTATCTTATATAGGTGATGGAAATGCTAGTCCAGCTTCAATGTTAGAAGCATTAGACCCATCTAACTCAATAGCCCTTAAGTAAGATAAAGATAAATACCAATTAAATTAGCCCTACCCTACTTCGGTAGGGCGATTTTTTTTGGACTAATTTTAAGGTTTACATATATAAGATGGGATTATATGTAAGTTTTAAAATATACAAGCAAAGGGAGTGATAATCAATGATATTTAAGTCGGATAAATTTATATATGATGGAATTATGGCAGAAGAAATGGGAATTAGGCTAGTAGATACCAACACTAAGGACGTATTAACTGACTACTCTATTCCATTTACTGAAACTCTAAAAGTAGAAACATCCTTTGGTGGGAATCCATTTTACACATATGAATCCAGTCATCCTGAAAAAGTTGAACTAGAATTTTGTTTAGCTGATGAAAATGGCAAAGCTTTTACATGGTCACAGGAATGGGAAGAACAAATAATCGAATGGTTTATGAAAGATAGATTTTGTGAGTTTATATCAATGGACTACCCTGATTTAGTCTATTACTTTAGAGGAACTAAGGTATCAAGAAAAAGGAATAAAAATCTTAAAGGTGTATTAGTAGTTGAATTTCAACCATATTATAAACACCCTATCAAGAAATTTAAATCTACCCTTAACGCTGAAGGTAGTTTAGAAAAAGATGTTAGATGTGATATTCAGTTTAAGGAGTTCATCTACCCTATCTTAGAAATAGAATCTACTGGTGATGGCGATGTTACTATTCAAAATATGAGTATAGAAGATTCTCAACCATTAAAAATAACAGGATTAAAGAATAAAGATTTCATGTCTGTAGACAATCAACTATATATAGTTACCAATAAGGAAAGTCAAAACTTGTTTTCTAAGGTTAATAGAGAGTGGTTCAAACTAAAAAAAGGCAAGAATAAGATTAAAATTACTGGTAATGCAAAAGTAGTAATAAAAACTAATTTAGAAGTAAGAGTATAGAGGAGAACATCATGGAACAGATTAAATTAAGTGCAATTCAAAAAAGAGAAAAATATAGGGCTATCATACCTTTTATGATGTACGGCAAAGAGGAATATGTTTATATACTAAACCCTACTGGTGAGGTATTAGAAAGAGTTTATCAGATAGCTGAACAAACAGTTATGGGTGAGTTAGACAATGAAGTTCCCGAAATTATTAAGGAACTAATAGATATCCTTACCAACATAGAAATTGATGAAGATTTTAAGGTAGATGACGGAAATGTTACCATATCTGAAACAATATTCTATATTAATGAGATTTTAACAGAACAGATTAAAACTTGTTATATGAATTTTATAAGTATCATGAAAGATACAGACATTAAAGTTCTTTCAAACAAGTTAGATACTTTATACGAAGAATTGCAAAAAGAAGATACAGAAGATTCAGGTGATTAAATGATATTTGGTTCATTAGAAGAGATGGTTGCTTATATTAAGAGGTGTAATGCTGTCGCAGCCAATGAGATGGGGCAAAGGGCTACTAGAAAAGCTACCAATATCATTAATAGCCAATTAAAAGGTTATAGTGCTAGACCAAGTCCTTATAATTTCCCTTATCAAGGTACAACAGGGCAAACTGCTAATACACCTACAGTGGTATCTACTAGTTCTAGTGGTATGGTAGCTGAATTAGCCGAAAAGGGAAACTGGTATTCGGTTATAACTGGAGAGTATTTCTTTGCTTTAAGAGGACTAGAATCAGGCTCTACATGGGGAAATCAAACTCATATTATGGACTCATGGAATAGTTGGTGTGCATCTAACCTAGACAGAATATATTTAGCTAAAATGCAAGCCCTAGGAGTCCCAATCGGATAATGAATACAAATAATAGAAAGGAAGTGTAATGTTTGAGTGAATTTAGAATCAAAGCTTCCATTGATTTAAGTGATAAAGAAGCCCGAGCCAAAATTAACGGGTTACAAAACAAAACGATTTATGCTAATTTAGACCTTAATCAAAAAGGACTAGATAAAGCCAATAAAAAGAGAGCTGAAAGTAATAAGAGAATTGCTGACGAGCAAATCAAACATCAGAATCGTATAGCTGAAAACGACCAAAAGCATCAACAAAGAAAAGAATTAGAAAACCAAAAACATCTTAATAAGATGGAACAACAGCAAGATAAATATAATCGTAGAATGAACGAACAAGAAAAAAAGTTCCAACTTATAAGAGATAGAGATGCTGAAATTCGAGCCGAAAGAACAGCTAGAAGATTAGAACAAGCCAGAGAACGTGAACGTAAAAGAATAGAAAGAACTGCTAATCGCCATTCTAATACTCAGGATATTTTAAACAACGATTTAAAAGCATATAGGGCGTATGGCAAAGAAATTGGTAAAATAGAAAAAGAATTATCTAGGACTACCAATGCAGATAAAAGACGTGCATTAACTCAAAGGCAAAACGAAATTCTAAAGAGTATGGATGCAGAGTTTGCGATACAAGCTAAAAAATCTACTGCTCATACAAAAGCATTAAATGCTTTAGATAAGCATATGTTTGGTGTTGCTAGAGGTGAGGCTATCGTTGCTCAATATGGCAAGATAGAAAAAGCTTCAGGTAAAATCAAAGACAACCTAAGTAATATCCAAAATCCTCTATCTAGGGCTTATACTAAAAAAACTCAAAAAGACTTAGATAATATAGTTCAATCAGTTAATCGGAATGAATTTAATCCACTAAATGTTAAGTCGGCAAGTACGAGATTAGAAAGATCTAGAAAAGAACAAGCTATCTTAAACAAGATGAATGTTCAAGAAGGTAAAAATCTTAAAAGCTATGCCAAGATAACAGATACTCTTAATGGTGGGTTCAATAACATAGCTATTGAAAATAGAGCTAATAACTTAAATAAGGGATTAGAAAATACCTTTAAGAACTTAGATTCAGGCAAGTTGATAGGTACTGCAAATAATATCAGTAGGTTCGGCAAAGAACTTGAATATGCTGGTAAAGCTGGTAAGCAACTAGGCAAACTAGACAGGGTTGCTGATAATCTATCAAGATTCGAACACGTCTTAAAACCTAAACAATTAACTAAATTTAGAGAAGAATTAGTTGGATTATCTAGAGATGAAACATTGGGCACTGCCCAATATGAATCTAAGATGAGAAGGCTAAACACTAGAATTAGCAAAATTGGTAAATTCCAAGAAAGAAAAAGAACTTTCGGTAAAGATTTAGTTAGTACAGCGTTTGGTTCAACTATGGGTTATGTAACTGGTTATGGTGCAAGAATGGCTATAGGAAGTATGGTTCAAGCATATAAAGACCTAGATGCATCCATGGTTAATATCAAGAAGGTTGCTGACCCTGGTGATGTCAAAACAGTAAAACAATTAGATAACATCAGACGTGCTGCGATAAGAACTGCTAAAGATGTTGGTATGTCAAGTGCTGACGTTCAAAATTCAATAGCTGTAGCATTGCAATCAGGTATGGGTGGCATGAAAGAATCCCTTGCTGTTGCAAGAAAGTCTATGATACTTGCTAATGTTGGTGATATGAATAAGACAGAGGCTAGTTCTGCTGTCAATACAATAGTAAAATCATTTGGTTTAAGTCCATTAGGTAAAATGCATATGAATGTTAGGGGGGTTCGTAAAGAAACTACTCAACTATCTGAGGCTATGGACGTTCTAAATCATCTAGGGAATAATTATGCAATATCATCAGCTGGTGTAGCTGAAGGCTTAAGGCAATCAGGTGGCGTAATGCACGCTTATGGTGTATCTCTAAGAGATAGTGCTGCATTAATCACTACTGCCAATGAATCACTACAAGACCCTAATAGAGTCGGTAATGGTATGAAATCCATTGCTATTAACATGGCTGGTATATCAGCTAGTGCTAAAGATGGTAGCTTAAAACTTAATAAAACTGCTATGGCACTAAAAAATATAGCTGGTATAGATGTATTCGCCGACAGAACTAAAGGTAAGATTAAGTCTATGACGCAAGTGTTTGATGAGTTAGCCCCTAAGTGGAAGAATTTGACAGACGAACAGAGATTCGGTTTATCAGAAGCAATAGCAGGTAAACATAGGGCTAATGTATTTCAAGCATTAATGGGCAACTATGAACAGTTTAATAAAATTAGACGTGAATTAAGTGGTGGAGAACACTTCCAATCTGCTGAAAAAGAAAATGAAAAATATGTAAATTCATTAGCGGGTAAAGCCAACAGAGCTAAAGAAACACTAACATCATTAGCCACTACATTAGTAAGTAGTAAAATGTCTTATGGTGTAATGGATGGATTCACAAGTATAGGAAGTGGATTAGAAAAAATAGTCATGTGGGCTGATAAAGCCAATTTAACACTCCCTACTCTAATCACAGGTGTAGCTGGTGCTAGAGCCTTATTTAAAGGATTTCAAGGACAGGCTAAGACCTTTGACGAGATTATGTTTGGCACTCCTGAAACAAAAGGAACGTCAATTAAGGATAGATTTTTAAATAAATTCAAAGCTAAGAAAAGTGATATAGAAGCCACCACTAGTGATACAGTTAATACCATTGAAAAAGCTGGCAAAAAGATAGATGAGTCTTTAGTTAATGCTAGTAATGGTAGATTAGATATAGATAAAAAAGATTCTAAGCAACCAATTTCTAAAGGTGGTAGAACAGGTAATGTTATACCATTTTCCAATAAACCATTAAGCAATCTAGAAAAAGTAGACGAAACATCTACACAGGCATCAAAGGGTGTTACTAAACTTAAAAACTCATTCGGTGGAATGAAAGAAAAAATACAACCTGCTATGATGGCTGTAGGTGATTTTGGTAAGAGTGTTGTTAGTGGATTAGCTGGTATGGCAGGTGGTATGATTGCTACAGCAGGTGTAACTTTTGCTGTAAGTAAGTTAGCTGAAGCAGGATATAATGGTTATCAGGAACTAGTTCATGGTGTTGAGTTATCTAAGCAAAAACATTTAGAACATAGAGATAGCATTATAGCTAATAATAAACAAATTCAGAGCAACTTAGCCTATGTAAAACAAAATGGCAAAGCTTATGATGAGTTAAGAAAGCAAGTAGAATCTTTTGCAAAAACTCCTATGGATAAGTGGACTGCTGAACAAAAACAACAGGCACAAGAATTAGGCAATATCAATCAAAAGATTGCTAGTATGCTCCCTTCTTTAGTTAAAGGATATGATGATTTAGGCAATCCAATATTAACTGCAAGTGCTAATTCAGAAACATTAACTAAAAGGTTACAGGCACAAGCTGATATACAAGCTAGAATATTAAGAAATAACAATAACTTAATCGCTGATAAGAACTTAACTCAAATGTTGAGTGGTGAAAAAATCGGCAGTGGGGCTATCGACAAGATAACTAGTCTTAATAACCAAATCACTAAATTAAGTCTTTCTGCTCATACAGTTAATAGTAAGAATAGAGATTTAGCAATTGGATTATTCACAAATGCCGAAGATAGAAAAAGAACAGGTGGTCCGTTACAGGATGCACAAGTAAAAATGTTCTCTAGTTCAGGGCAGGCTTTTTTAAGAGCCAAAGAAGATTACATCAAGCAATCACAACAACTAGATGACAAGATAAATGAACAATATAATAAATTAGCTAAGAATGTTGCGAAATATGACGAAGCTAATTTATTTAATACTAATACCCAACTAGAAAATCTAAGGAATAATAGTAGGTTTAAGAAGTTTGGAGATTCCATGAGGGATTCATTATCTGAGTTAGGTTCAGTAATGACATGGGGTAAAATCCAAAGACCTATGGACGCTATGAACGCTCTAACTAGAATGGGTGACAAATTAAAACCAGACCAAATCAAAAACTTTGCAAAAGAAATAAGAGAATTAAATGAATCTTATGCAATTGGTAAGGATTGGGAAAAGTATTCTAAAGGTATAGATAAAGTTGCTGACTCCATAGCTAAGGCTACAGGTACGAGAGCTAAAGATTGGGGAGAAAGAATAAAAGATGTAAATAGAGGTTTTGCTAATGTAGATGAACAAAGAGAGTTTAACTACATGAAAAATCATGGAACATCTTTTGAAGACTTATGGAGCAAAAATGATGTTAAAGCACATTATGCAGACCAGATACAACAAAATTATCGTGCTTTAAAAGAAAGTAAAGATGCGATAGTTCATGCAATGAATAGCAATCAGTATTATGATGCTATATCAGGTATATTAGCTAATGAATCTGTTCCAAAGTCTGTTAGAAATATAGCCAAAGCTGTAAAAGATAGTGGAGCTAATTGGGAAGATGGTTCTAAGGCTATTATAGCTTATTCTGATATTTTAGAAAAAGTAAACCCTAAATCTGAACAGGGAGCTAAAGGTATATCTGCACTGGCTAGGTCTTTAGAAAAAGGTGAGGCTCACTCTATTGATTTTGGTAATGGAATATCTTTAGCCAAAGATGTAGTCGAACAACTGATAAAATCAGGTATTAAATCTAAAGATATAGAAATTGATTTAAATGCTAAAGTAAATACACAAGCCTTTAAAAATGTTGATGAGTTTTATAAGAATAAAAAGATAGAAATACCTATAGATGTTAAAGCAAAAATTGCTGATGCTAATTTAACTGATAAGCAATTAGAAGGATTAGAAAGAGCAACATCTCAAATAGAAGACAAGTTTAAAAATGCATTTAGAGGTAAGGCATCACAATATGCTAGAGGAACGGACGGTTCTGCTGACGCTATATTTAAAAATATGGCTAAAACATCTCAGGGGTGGAGAGATGCAATTGATTCAGGTGCTTATAATCAAGTAGCACAGTTCTCTAATGGTATCAAAGAGATAAAGAAAGCTTTCGACCAATTGACTCCTTCCATGAAATCTGCATTAAAGAATATGAACACTAAGGATTGGAGAAGTTATTTAGATACATTTAATAGCCTATCCCCTTCGGTTCAAAAGTTAGCAACTCAATTTGAATGGTCAAGTAAAGCACAATTAGATGCTGCTAACAGTATATTTAAGCGTGGAACTAATTTAGGTATGTCTGAAGGGCAAGTTACAAAAGCTATTAATGTAGCTGTCAAATATAGTGGCAAAGATATTACTGAAATAGACAAGATGATTAAAGGTTTGCCAGATGAAACCTATAAACACGTTATAGTAGCATTAAATGGCGAAAATGGGCAAGAGTTCTCTCAAAGTCTAGGAAAGTTATTTGAACTCACTGGTGGAGATCAATCAAAGGTAAATAAAGTATTAAAATTTATATTAGAAGAAGATGGCAATTTAGATAGACTCTACAAAATGACTGATAAAGAGTTAGAACAAAAAGTCAATACCATAGTCAATATGTCCGGTTGGGATATGGCAAAAGCCAGTATAGAAAACAATCCAATTATCCAGTGGGTTATTACTAAATTTAAAAATGAGGGAAAATCAGACCCTATAAAAGATAAGGCAAATTCGGTACAAAAAGAAGGAAAGAACGCTACTCCTACCCCCTTGATAGGACAACAACTTAAATATGATGAACCTGCTGTAAAAGATGCAACCAAAAAATTATCTGTTAAAATAGAGGATCAAAATAAAATTAACAACCTATTAGCTCAGATTATGGGTATTCCAACTCACAGGAATACTAATATCAATGCTAAAGATAACACTAAACAAGCGACCACTACTGCTAAACAAAACATCGGTCAAGTTCCTAAACAATCTAATACTAGTTTAAGAGCGTCTGACCTAGCGAGTGGGGTTGCTGGGGCAGCTAAAGGTTCAGTTTTATCATTTGGTAGAATTAGACCAGGTGTACCAATATTAAGGGTTATAGATCAGGCTAGTAGTGTAATAAGTGGTGCTTTGGCTTTAGCAAACTCTTTTGGTGGTTTTAGGCAAATGATTCTTCAAACAGTTCATAGGACTGTATATCAAACATCTAAAGCTACAGGTACCTGGGGGGTAGGTGTTGATGCTTCCGGAGTAAGACTAGGGTTGAGAAAAAATTCTTTAGAGGAAACTAATAGTTCTAATACTCCTTTTAAAACAGCTAAAACCACTCAAATCAATCCATTAGCATTAAAACCAGCAGGTGAAGCCAGCCCTACAGGAAGTGGAACATCTACCACTAATTATTATGGTGGGGTTGCTAGTCCAATGGCTATGTCAGCACAAAACCTAGCTAAAACATTTAAAACCATTAAATTACCAGGATATGAATATAAAGGTATAGTCGATGTTCATAACTTAGTTTATACTGCTAAACAGATTAAAACTGCTTTTAAAGAAGATATAAATGTATTGAGAGAGTTTGAAAGAGGTATAGTAAGGATACAACAGGCTGTCAAACATTTAGATATATCTATTCAACACGCTAGAGGCAATGTTAAGCGCTCATTGATGGACTTACAGAATGATATAATGCGAGAACAAATAAGACGTTCTTTAGGAAAAGAAAAAGTCGCTATTGGCATGAGGGATACCTATAGAAATGAGATGAGGTCTAAAGGTTGGAAATTTGATAGTAAGGGTTCAGTGGTAAATGCTTACGCTAAAGAGTTAGCCATCAAAACTAAAATTCATGATATTGAAAAGAAATCTGAAAAGGCTAAAGATAAACAAAAAAAGAAATATGATGAAGAAAAGAAAAATCTTGAAAAAGAGCTTAAATTATTAACTGAATATGAAAAGATGCAAGATGATATTTCGGATGGGGATTACCAACGTAAGGAACTTAAGTATAAGATTCAATCCAATGAAGATGAGAAATACAACATGGCTGTTAGAGCATGGAAAGACAACTTTGAAGCAGTCTCATTAGTAGTTGAGTCAAGAATTAATAAGGTATCTCAAGCATTAGATATATTAAGTATGAGGGCTAATTATGCTTTTGGTTATGAAAGATTGGCTAATATGGACGCTCAAATAGCTAAATTTGGTGAAATGCAATCAGCTATAGATTCAAGTGTCAGTGCTTACAAAAATCTACAAAATAACTTAAAGAATAAATTACAGAGCGAAGGGTTCTCTTTTAGTGGTGATACCATGACCAACTATCAGGAACATCTTGCCCAACTTAATCAAACATCTTCTAGGTATGATTCAATCAAAGACTTAGCTAACCAATATATGGATTTGATTAATACCAAACTACCAGAAGCAACTAGAAAACAAGAAGAGTATAATCAAAAACTTAAAGATATGAACAAGAAAAAACTTGAAGATACTAAGAATATCGAAGACAAGATAGTTGCTATGCTAAAGAGAAATCAAGAAGAAAAGATCAGATTGATTGAAAAAGAAAATAAGACTAGAGAGGAAGCGTTAAGGAAGCGTAAAGAAGAATATGACCTTGCCAGAAAAGAGGTAGACTATCAAAATGACTACCACAAGCAATTAAAAGAGATTGAAAAGGTAAGAAAGAAACTACAGATTTATGCTAGAGATGACAGCCAATACGGACAAAAGCAATATCAGAAGTATAAAGAAGAATTAGATAAACTACAAGAAAATCTAAGTAAAACAGTAGGAAAACACGTTGACGATTCTGTTCACAAGATAATAGATGATGAAATCAAGCGTATGCAAGAAACAGTTAATCAACAAAGAGAACAGAACGGAAAGAAAACAGATGTTGATTTACTTAAACAGGCTAAAAGAGCTATTCAAACAGGGGAAATTGAAGATGCTACTGGTAAAATAGTTAGCTTACAGAAAGCTTTAACTGAATATTTCGATAAATTTGAAGGTGGTTTAGGTGCTACAGGTGCTTTAATCAAGGGCGAAATTATCGGACAGTTAAAGGTAGCTAATGATGTAGTTGCTAATTTCAGTAATATATTGAATACTCTAGGTGCTAGTAGTTATGCAAGTCATGATTATGGCCAATCAGATAGATTTAATGAACTAAAGAGCAAGGAATCATCTAGTGTAAAACAAGACTTTAATGCTCCATTAGTTAATATTCAAGGTGGCTCAACTAATGACGCTGACTTCCACAATAAGGTACTTAAAGTAGTTGAAGATACATTAGAAAGATTTTTAAGAGATACTAAAAACCATATAAGATAGACTATGGGGAGCTTGACTCCCCTACTCTATTATAAATAGATAAGTAGAGGTGGTAACGATTAAAACAAGAACTATACATCTCGATTCCAAAAGACAAACACATACTCTACTTTTAACTAATATTTCAGGTAAACCATTAGGGCAAATACCACATGGTGCTATTCAATCAATAGATAGGAATATGAATGACCCAGACAATATAACCATCACTATCCCTAGATACTATATGGATATGGTTGATATCAATAGAAAAGATTATATCCTATTTAATGAATTTAAAAATGAAAGATTGTTATGGTTAGACGATACAGATGTGTTTGTTATTAGAACCATAGATAACAAGAATGACCAACTTATAGAGGTTAAAGGAATTTCAAGAGAGATTAGATTACAAGATATCGATGCCTTGTATGAAGATTGTGGATTCTACTTTTATAGTTGGGATAATAAAAAACAACTCAAAGAAAGATTAGAACAATATCAGAGAGATAAATTACAGGAAGAATCACAAGATAAGATATTGCTAATCAATGAAGAAATCAAAAAAATAGAAAAAGAATTGTATGATAGAGAGGCAGGAAGTATCGCAGATTACTACTCTCTTGATAGTGAATTAAAAAGATATACAGGTTGGGGGGTTGGAAATGTTTCAGATAAAGTTAGATATTCTAATAAGAGAATTGAGAAAGACTGGACTAAAAACACTAAACCTAGTTGGTATACAGAAATAGAAGGTAGAATTAAATTCAAAGAAGATGAAATCAATAGGATAAAAAAACAGATTGAGGACTACAATCTACAACTAGCTAGGGTGTTGCATGAACATAAAATAGTTGGTAGCGAACACCCCGAATTAACTGACCCTATAAAAATAAATATATCTAAAGCTAAAGTTAATCTGATTGAAAGAGAACTTCAAAGAGATGATATGCATAAAGAATTAGATAAAACTAAAAAAGCCCATTGGGAAGAAATAACTGATTTAAAACCATTTGAATCTGATAAATGGATAGAATCAGTAGATAAAACATGGTATGACTTCATTATAGATGACTTTAAACAAAGATTTGATTGTGAGGTTATATTTGATTCGGTTAATAAAAAGGTTCATTTTCTTAAGGAAGATGAAATACCAGACCATATAGGATTGTATTTATCTAAGGATAACTACATCAAATCAATGGAAAGAACTTATGAGAGCGATAATGTTGTTACTCAACTTAAAGTAGAGGGTAATGCTGAAATGGATATTACTAATGCTGTGTGTACTGGTTCTCCATACATAGAAAATTATAAATATTTCCTAGAAAATGATGAGATGTCAACAGAATTAATCAATGCTTTAAATACTTATTATAAGATGGTAGAAAAAAGAGAACCACAATGGAGAGAAAAAGCTGATGAAATAAACTACCTTGAAAATAAGAAGACTAAACTGGCAGGTGAATTTACACTAGCCACTGCTAAATATAATGCTTATATGGCTGTAATTCAAGCCGAAGATATAAGCAAAACTGACCCTATATCTTATGGTAAACTTATGGCTAAGGCTACAGAAATGAAAAATCAAGCTAGTTTATTAGAGATACAAATTCAAAAGCTAGAAGAAGAACTAAAAAATCTGTCTAAAGCATTAGATAATATAGTCAAGCTATGTCAAAAGAAAACTGCTACAGATGATAATGGTAGACTGATATTTAATGATAAGTTAATTGATGAATTAAAGAATTTTTCATATACAGAAACATATAAGAATGACTCATTTTTGACGGAGAACATCGGACAGTTAATTGAATTAGCCAAAAGAATATTAAGAGATAAAGCCTTCCCTACTCGTACATGGGACTTAGATGTAGTCAACTTTATATCTAGAGTTACCCCTTCTCCATCATATGATTGGAATGGAGATTTATCATTAGGGGATATCATTATAATCTATGATAAGGATATGGGTACAGAAGAATTTGTTTACTTGAATAGTTTTTCAATCAATTATCATGATAATTCTATTAAACTACATCTATCAAACAAGAAAACCAATAAAGCTAATGGATTAACTATAGCTGATTATATAACTAAAGCTAGGGACTCAATGAGAATAATTGATAGTAAAAAATATTTGTTAATCCAACAGAAATACAATAGATTAAATCTACCTAAAGAATATATACCTAAATATAGGGAAAAGGATAAAAAATATCCTTACGGGACAAGTATAGATTAGAAAGGAGGTATAAATGATATTAGACAACTCCCCTGCTCTAGGGTGGATAAGAATAACTAATGCAATCATTACTTATAATAATATTATATATACTATAGCTAATGAATGTACTGAAAAGAAATATGTATATTGGGAAGCTGAAAGACCTCATATATTCAAATATACCAATGAAATACTCAATCAATCAACTATGAGATTTTTAATATTGATAAATGATAATGGCAGACATACAAAAATTACACCAGAAGATAAGAATTTTAATGTTTCATTTGACAGCGAATTTACTGCTAAATTAGAGCATAAGATTAACGGTATATATAAAGAGTTTACCGATAAAGATGGGGCTAACATTCAAAAGTTTTCAGCCATTGAACAAAATCAAGAAGGTATAAGGCAAACAGTTGCTGAAAACATACAAAAACATAAGTCACTAGAAACTAGAGTTAGCCAAATCAAACAAACCGCCACAGAAATAAGTCAAGAACTTAAAACTACTAAACAAACATGGAAAGATGACGGATTAAGGAAAGATGTGGTTGATGAATTTGTAAAGCATATGACTTCTCTGGGTACTTTACAACAAGTATTTGATGCCATATCGGTAGATGGTAAATATGAAAGAGATGAATATAATTCATTGGGCAAAGCTGTATCTGACCTAAGAAATACAGGCAATGTATTAGTGAAAGTATTGCGTTTAGTTGAAACTAAAATAACTAATTCTAGTGAATCTAGTGCATTTCACAGTAAACTAGATGACATAGATAGAAAAATTAAATTAATTAGTCAAGTTATAGATGAGTCTACACAAGATGGTAAATTACCTGCTGGTGATATCACGAGGGTCAATGAAGAAATAGCTAGGTATATGACCTTCTTAAACTCACTTAAAGAAACCACTAATAAAATATTAACAGTAGCTAATCAAGGTGAATTAACTGAATTGATGAGTAAATACTTTTTAGCCCAACATAATGCTGGATTCTTATTTAAAGAAAAAATTAACGGAATAGATAGTAGAATGACTGAGTTTAAAGTTGGACTTGAAAGTGTTTCATCTAAAGTAGAAGACTATAAAAGACAAACTTCATCTTTAATTGAACAAACGGCTGATGGTATTAAGCTTAGTGTTTCAGGATTAAGTAGAAAAGTAGACGATACAAACAGTAATGTTAACATTGCTATGAATAAAGCCAATAATGCTTATAGAAATGCTGATAGTGCTATGAGTAGAGCTAATAATGCTTATAGCAATGCAGATAATGCTAAAGAAATGGTATCGAGAGCCGAAACTGAGATACAATTATTAAAAGATGGTTTAAGAACTAAGGTATCTAGCTCTGATGTATACTCTATTATTGAACAGAGTCCTAGTGCTGTAAGAGTAGCGTTCAATCAAATAGATAGTGCTAGTGCTGAATTTACGTCCAAAGGATTGACTATTTTAAAAGGTTATGTTGCAACAGATACCCTTACTGTTCCTAGTGGTCATTATCCTGTTATAAACCTATTTACTTCAGGTAATGATACTACGGATCTTGGTGGATATCCCCAAATAGATGCAACAGCATCATATAATTCAGGATACGGACATGAAATACGATTTAAATGGAATGATGAGAATTATATTAGTGTTGGTGAAGAATATGATAAATATGGGGACAGGACTTATAGATATAGACATTTATTTTATATAGGCGATTATAGTGGTGGTAATTCACCTATATGCACTATTAATAATCAAGGTATGTTCTATAAAGATATAAATATAATTAATGCTATTAATAATGCTAGTCATGGTAGTGTAATAACACAAGATGATTTAGATGTTTATGGTGATAGCAGTGGATTCACTATTAAATTAGGGGACAAAAGAGTTGTGTTCTCTAGAAAAGGTAACGTTCATCTTAATGGGTCAGGAAATGCTCATTTTAAATATGGATACAGTGGAGATTTATGGCAATATTAACGGGAGATATAAAATGGATATTAATAAAGAAATATACTTAGAAGTAATGAAAGGTAAGTATTTAGAGGTATTAAATGAAAATTTAATTCTAAATACACTAATAGTCACAAAACAAGAAGAAATTAAGTCACTACTTAGCAAAGTGCAAGACTTAGAAAAGGAAATAGAAAGTCACTCTAAAGGAGATGATGAAGTAAATGAACAAGATTAATAAAGTCTACCCTCTTATAGTAGACTTAGTAAAACCTACTTATCCTGTTAGAGATAATATTATATTTAACGAGGCAGATTCTAAGTCAGCATTTATTGATATAGAAATCAGAAACAATGATAAGGTAGTAGATATATCGGATGTTGAAATATTAATCAACGCTATCAGAAGAGATGGCGAATCCATTCAAGTGCTAGTGGATAAAACCGAACCAAAAAAAGGTAAATGTAGGTTTAATTTAACTAAGTCTATGTTGGAAGAATCAGGACTACTTAAATTTCAAATACGTCTATATCATGGAGATTCTGTTTCTGTAACTCAAACTATATTTGTAAAAGTAGAATCTGCATTGATTGGGCAATTGAATATAGAGGAAGATAAAAATTATGATGTTTTAACTAAATTAATAAAAGATGTTAAGAATGTTAATAGGGTTGCAGCTGAAAATATAAGTAAGACTAGAGGCGTTGTTAACGAATTTAATTCAATAAAAAAACAATTTACAGAGTCAGAAAAACTAAGAGGTTCCAATGAAAAACAAAGAGAATCCAATGAAAAATTAAGAAAGCAAGCTGAATCTAGTAGGGCTTCCCAACAATCTGAAAGAATAAAAGCTTTAAATCAGGAAATAAATAATATACCTAATAGAGTATCCTCTACTCTACAAGAACAAGTATCTAATGCATTTAAAAAAATCAAAGAAGAAATATCGACTAATGTAGATAGTGCTAAAAAAGGATTGTCTAGTCAAATAGAATCAGAAATAGCTGAATCTAAAAGAAAATATGCTAGTGAATTTGATGGCTTTAAAAAAAATACGAATCAAGAAATTAGTAAAACAATTTCCAGTCTTGAATCTAAGATAACTAATAGATTGGCACAAATACCACCTAACGAAAAGTTAAAAGGTCAAAAAGGTGAAAAAGGAGATAGTATTATATTTAAAGGGGTTGTAAATAATAAACAAGATTTGCCTTCCAATGACCCCAACAATAGTGCTTATTACGTTAAAAATGGTGATGATTCAGGGTTATATATTAAGGCTAGTAATGGTAAGTGGACTTATATCAATAAGTTAGATGCGTCAAGTACAGGGTCTTCTGCCCAAAAGAGTTATGTTGATGAACAATTAAATCAAATAAGAAGAGATATAGCTAACAAATCTAGCCTAGTTAAAGGGAATAAAGTATTAACCGATAAGAACTGGGTACTTGTAGCATTTGAAATGAAGTCAACAACTGAACATAAAGAAAAAAATGGTGATTATAAATCTATATTGAATCAAGTAGTTACTTCTTATTTACCATATATAGAGTCTATAACTGGTAAACATTACACAACAAGTAATGATTTTATAACCAGCATAGACTCTTTTATATATATAGAAAATTCAAAATTATCTGAAATACAAAATCAAGTAAGAACATTCTTAGGATTATAGGGAGGTGGTTAATTGATTTATTTTCATACTTTTATAATGGACGTTAACAAAGACCCTAAACATTGTTTCAAAGTGGTACGTCATGGCAAGATAATAGACGAAATGCCTACTATCCATGCAGGTGAAACAGCTAGAGGATTAAATATCTTATTAGCGAATATCCCTATGACAGATACCTTAAAGATAACAGGGTATTTTAGACTTCCTAACAACAAAGGAACAGTTAGAGTTGATGCTGATAAACAAGCTAATTATTTTAACTTACTCTTCCCTACTATGGATAAGGGAACATGGGAATGTGAAATAGTGGCTTATGATGGTGATAGCATATTGTCATCAGGTAAGTTTGAAGGCGAATGTACTGAATCCATCAGATATGATATTATCAAAGAATTACCAAAAACATTAAATATAGATAGTATCATCGAGCAATTCGATAAGTACAAGAAAATGTATGAAGAGTTTGAACAACTAAAAAAAGATGTTCAGGCTAATAAAGAAGATTTAAGTAATGTTAAGGTTCAAGCTCATGATAAACATTTTAAATTTGAACAATTACAAGCTACAGATACATGGAATATAAGTCATAACCTTAATAAATTCCCTTCTGTAACAGTAGTTGATAGTGGTGGGAATCAAGTTGTAGGACATATTACTTATATAAACAATTCTAATATAACAATTACATTTGCATACCCGTTTAGTGGTATAGCATACCTTAATTAATTAATATAGTTTAACAGGGCTAGTTTAATACTGGCTCTTTTTATATTTCAAGCAAAAAGAAAGGAAATAAAAATAATGCAATTTTTAACTAATTTAGACTTAGCAAGAAACGAAATACAAAATGTAGCACTACAAAGGCTTACTCAATCACCATCAGACCCAGTATTAGGTCAAGTTTACTATAATACTCAGGATAAAAGGGTATATTGTTGGACTGGTGATATATGGCTACCTCTTGATGCCAAAGATGCCAGCCCTAGTGCCGTAAGTATAGTAAACACTATTAATAGTGGTTCAGCACTAATCAAGCAAGACAAGATAGATGGATTAAGTGCCAAGTTATCGGGTGCTAGTTTAGTACAGGCTATCAATAGTGGTAGTGAAAATATTAATGCCGAAAGGATTCAAGGATTAAATAATGCCCTTAATATCGACACTATCATAACAAAGATTAACCAAAGTACTAAAACTATAGACCAAGACAATGTAACTGGTTTAGTTGAGGCATTAAAGAATGATACTATAGTAGGTAACATCAATGCGGGTAGCAAGACCATAAATACAAATAAGGTAACTGGTCTAGATGTAGCCCTAGCAGGCAAGGAAACACCACAGGGAGCACAGGAGAAGGCTAACACAGCATTACAGCAGGCTAAGGAGTATGCCAAGTCTGAAATAACTAAGGTAGTAGGTGGAGCAAGTGAAGCCTATGATACTTTAAAGGAAATCGAGGACGCACTAAAGAAAAATGATAGCCTAGACCAGATAGTAAATAAAGCACTTAAGGAAAAAACTGGTAAATTCTCACAGGATATTGGTAACGGTGCGAGCGTTGAGATAGGGGTAAAGCATAATCTTAAGACTCAGGATGTTACAGTAACCATTAGGGAAAAGGCGTCGCCTTTTAAGGTTGTATATACAGATGTTGAAATTACAGATGAAAATACAGTTACGCTGAAATTTGCAAAAGCACCAAAACTAAATGAATATAGAATCATAGTTGTAGGATAGAGGTGGTTAGATGAAAGTATTAGGTTTAATTGAACAAGACCTAGATTTAGTATCTAAAGAATATGTTGATAAAAAGTCAAATGAAATAAAAAAAGCTGGTTATATTACAAAAGATACAGCTGATAAAGCTTATCAGCCTAAAGGCAACTACCAACCTAGGGGTGACTATGCGACCAAAGATTCAGTTAACAATGCATCAAAAGCAGTATCAGACCTCACAGGAAAGTTTAATTCATTACCCAAAACATATCTTACTATAGAAAATGCTAAGAATGAGTATACTACTAAAAAGTATGTAGATGATAAATTGTCCCCAGTTACTAAAGAAAAAAATGGACTGATGACAGCTAATGATAAGGCAAAATTAGATGGTATAAACTTAACTAATTACCTTTTGAAGTCGCAATTACCAGATGTAAGTAAATTTATTACTACTGCTACAGCAGATGGGAAATATCAGCCTAAAGGCAACTACCAACCGAGGGGCGACTATGCACAAAAGAATGAGGTTATAGACAAGAAGTACGGTACACCGATACCTGGACTAATGCTAGGAATGACGATGATAGCACTATCAGCAGGACATGGATTTGATAGACAGATTTTTGAGTCGTATATTAGAGAGATTATCGGTCCTTATTTGGATTCAAAAGGGAATCGAATAGGAAATACGCTAAAAAAAGAGGAACTCAACCCTAATGGCTTATTAAAGTTTTTTACAAGAGATGAAAATAAAATCATCTACATAGACGATAAGGCGATACCTTTGGTAGATTTGCTTACACATAAACTTTTCAACTTAAATGTCGGGGTACGCAACCAGAATAAGTCATCCAATGACCCAGTCAAGGTATGGGTAGGCACTCAAACAGAGTATGATGAACAAAAAGGTAGTATCACAAGTGATATTTTGACTTTTATTAAACCAGATATACTACTTGGCAAATACGACGTTGAATCTGCGAAACCTTCAAGTACAGATTTTTTTAAAGGAAAACTTGCGGAGGTTCTGTACGTGGCAGATATTTTAGATAAAGAATACATAAGCTTTTCTTCAGAGGGCTTTAAACATATGGGTATTAGATTTAAAATCACAGAGATGCAAGTTGGCGGTCAAACTTATATAAATCATGATGATAAGATAACTATACCTATAGGAGATATAAGAAAATATATAATTGTGAATACTAAGAATACAAATGAATTAACATTAATCAAATGCATTTTTAAATTTATATCTCCAGGTGCTAATAATAAACCTATATCAGACCTAATAAATGATTTAAATGCTAAAAAAACAGAATATGTATTAACATTAACTAGGGTTACAGATGAAAACGGTAAAAGTATATAGGTGATTAAGATGGTGCAGATACTAACGCAATGGGGATTTCAGATTGCTTATGCTATAGTCTTGGCTTTCATACTTTTTATCTTCAAAAGTCTATATAAAAAGATATTGGTAGACCATGAGAGCTGGAAAGTAAAGCAGCACGCCATGATGATGGGGATACAAAGCATTTTATATTATCGTATATGTGCAGAAGGAGATAGGATACTTCAAAGAGGATATATCACTAAGCAAGAAGTCAGGGACTTGGAGTATTTTTATACTTCATATAGGAATTTAGATGGCAATGGTGTCGCCAAGAAAATATATACAGAGTGTATTAATTTACCAATGGAAGGAGAAGAAATAAATGGAGTTTAATTTACTAAAATTTATCAATGAAAGTTTGATGATACTAATACCAGTAATATATGTACTAGGTGTACTGCTAAAAAAATCAAGAATTAAGGATGAGATAATACCTTGGTTCTTACTGCTTGTAGCTAGTATCCTATGCAGTATCATAGGCAAGGATATAGTGCAGGGCATCATACAGGGTGTGCTAGTGACAGGTGTGTGTGTCCTAGGGAGTCAACTATACATACAGACAGTTAAGAAATAAGGTTAATAAATAAGGTGGTCTATATGGCCACCTTTTATATTTAAGGAAAGGAATGGATATGACAGAGCAAGATATTTTTATTGACAAGGTCAAAGACGGTGCCATAGCGGGCTGGCATGAGGGAAAGATATTGCCTTCTGTAACCATAGCACAAGCTATACTAGAGTCGGGCTGGGGTAAATCAGAGTTAGCCACTAAAGCAAATAATCTTTTTGGTATCAAGGCAAGTGATGGTTGGAATGGTGCTAGTTATGTAGTTAAAACAGCTGAGTATGATAGTAATGGCAAAAAGTATTACATCAATGCAGCTTTCAGGAAGTATAGGAACTGGCAAGATTCCATAGTAGACCATGCTAGATTTTTCCATACTCCAGCATGGAGAGAGGATAATTATAGGGCGGTTATCGGTGAGGTGGACTATAGAAAAGCTTGTAAGTCCTTACAGTCAGCAGGCTATGCGACCAGTCAAGAATATGCAAGTCAGCTTACAGGACTGATTGAGATGTATAAGTTAGATAAGTATGATTCTGTAGCAAAAAGCAATACTATAACTAATAGTAACAAACAAGGAGATGGTAAAGGAATGGTACAGTTTAAATATAGGCAAATAACTAATGGTAGACAAATAGGTGGTACTAGAGCTAAGAGTAATATCAAATTTATAGTGATCCATTATACTGGTAATCCCGGTAAAGGTGCTAATGCTAATGCTCATTATAGATACTTGCAGTCGGCTACTAGATATGGTTCAGCTCACTACTTTGTAGACGACCATGAGATTATACAGGTTATAGGTGATAATCAAGTGGCATGGGCCGTGGGAGATAATCAGGGGCATGGTAGAGCCTTAAATGGTTGTACTAATCAAAATTCTATATCTATAGAAATGTGTGTAAATTCTGATGGTGATTTCAGCAAGACATTATTTAATACTATAGAATTAACTAAGGAACTTTTAAGACAATATCCTCATGCTAGAGTGTGCAGGCACTATGACGTGTCTAGGAAGTCTTGCCCAGCTATGATGGCAGGTGCAAATAATCCAAAGTGGAACAGCTTCTTAGGGGAAATTAAAAAGCCTAGAAAAATTATTTTAGATTTATCTAAAGATAGTGTTGCTAAGGTAGTAGATGGTCAATCTGTAACTTCTAACATTACAGTTAATACTAATAAAGATGGTTGGCAAAAGATAAATAACCATTGGTATTGGATAGAAAAAGGTAAAAAAAGAACTGGTTGGCTAGAATATAAAAATAACTGGTTCTATTTACAGCCAGATAAAGATGGCATGATGTTAGAAGGTTGGCTTGAATACAATAAAAATTGGTATTTCTTCAAGTCAGGCGGATACATGGCTAAAGGATGGGTTAAGTATAAGAATAATGAATTTTACTTCAACAAAGAAGGTAAGATGGTCACTGGTAAACAGATTATTGATAATAAAGAATATAACTTTAATAAAGATGGTTATTTAATAAAATAATAAGAGGGGTCTATCCCCTCTTTTGTAATTTAGATGGGAGAGATTAATTTGAGTAAAGATTGGTGGAGAAATAAAGAATCGTGGATGAATACGAATCCAAATAATAAGAGATTGATATATGAGTATGAAATGCATCTAGAAGAACAAGGCAAGTCTAAACAAACTATAGGACAGTACGTTAATGATGTTAAAATATTTGCTTGTTATGTAAGGTATAATTGCCAAAATAGAGCCTTTTACAATTTGAGAGCAGGTACTGTTAAGAAATTTGAGAAGGAAATTCTTGATAGAGGTATGTCAATAGATAGAAGAAATAGAATGTTTGTATCTTGTAGAGGAATGTATAACTTTGCTATGCAAGAAGATGGATATTCTGAATTGTATGAGGTAAATCCCTTTAACTTACCTAAGAAAAAAATCAATAAGAAAAAACCTAAAAAGGTTAAACCTAAAAAGAGCGAAAATACTAAATATACTCTAACCATGGAGAATATTCAATCAGTATATGAGTATCTTATGGATCGTCAATTCTATCAGCAAGCTTTATTTTTATCTATTATAGTAGATACTCAATTAACTAAACCTGAAATCTATACGATGAGTAAAAGACAGTTAAAACATGATATAACACGTCCTATGACTCAGGTAACTTATAAGTATTACATTGGACAAAGAGGGTTAGATACTAAAGATTACTTATGGTATGACAAAAATATAGTTGGTATCCCTACTAAAATTCAAACTAAAGACTTAGACAAATGGATAAGAGATTGGAACAGAATCATAGAAGTCGAGTCAGGAAATAGAAAATGTTTTAACTTTGCTAAATTCAAAAAAGCAGTAGTAAAACTACACGATAATAACCAGTTGTATTACCAACAGATAAGTGAGGTAGATAATGCCGAATAAAATTACATTAGAACATGGAATGATGTTTAATATAGATGAAATAGATGAATCCATGATAGATAAACCATTAGAGCATCTCAAACAGATGAATATTCAGTCTATGTGGGACAAAGGATATCAAGGTGAAGGAATTACTATAGCAATATTAGACAGTGGTTGCGATATTAACCACCCTTATCTTAAAGATAAAATAGTACATAAGTACAACCTAACTAAAGATGATGATACAGATAGAGATAATGTTACAGACTATATAGGTCATGGCACTCATATAGCTAGTTTAATAGTTTCTGATAACTATAATGGTGTTATAACAGGAGTGTCACCTAAAGCAAACTTACTTATATATAAAGTTATAGACAAGGATGGTTTAGGTGATTATAATGTTGTTGCTCAGGGTGTTTATGCAGCAGCTCAAAGAGGTGCTGATATAATCAATGTTAGTCTAGGTGGTAGTGAACCAGCTCCACAAATACATGAGGCAATTAAATCAGCACTTAGAATGGGTTGTTTAGTTGTATGTGCTTCAGGAAACGAAGGAGATGGCAATGAAGAAACTGTGGAACTATTGTATCCTGGGTGTTATCAAGAATGCGTTCAAGTCGGTGCAATAGATAATGATTATGCTATTACTAATTTTTCTAATACTAATCAATTCATAGATTGTGTTGCTAATGGCAATGCACTACTAGGCTTTGTAAAAGATAATAAAATAATGGCTTTAAGTGGAACATCTCAATCAGTTCCTTTAGTGTGTGGAGCTTTAGCCCTACTTAAAGAATATGGGCGTAAAGAATTAGGCAAAGAACTTAATGCCTATGAACTTTATGATTTATTACTTAAAAATACTAAATCTATACCTAATGCTAGTGAAAACCAACAGGGTCATGGTTATGTATATTTTAAAGAGGGAGTGTAATGCTCCCTCTTATTTTTTTTCCTATACTCTTCTCTACTCTACCGTTACTGATATTGGATATCGCCTAGTATTCTTTCAGCTATTTCGCTAGTTGGCTCATAATATCGACTTCTAGGATATTGTTTTTGATTCAATGTATCTATATGTAATTTCTTTTCCCACTGTCTTTTTGACTTAGTTTTTGACTTCCATGACTTGTTATATGGATTTAATCTTTCATTGACCCAAGGGTCTAATTCATGCTTTCTAGCTTTGGTAGTTTTTATATTTTTTATTCTGTATCCATAATCTTCATCTAATATATAGTCCCTATCTCTTTTAGGTGACTTCTGATTCTTAGCATATATCCCTCCATATGGATTTTTAGTAGGATAGCTAGGTTCTTCCATTAATTCATCTGTTATTTCAATTTCTATATCTTTTATATCAAATAATTCCTTAATTCTTTGTAGTAGTATCATTTTTTTACCTCTCCTTATTATTTTTAAAAATATTGACCTTGTCAGAGCCATTCTAAGACGTTTTAAATTACCTATTTGATACTTTATACCTAAAATGTTTTAAAACGCCTTACAGCCCCTAAGATTTGATTTTAGTGTATTTTTATAACCTCTGAAACCGTTGGTATTACTTGCTTTCAGAAAAAGCTAAATCTACTGCATTTCTAACCTTATCTCTCTTATTATCTGTAAAATGAGTGTAAACTCTAGTTATATTATTTGCATTAGTATGGTTTAGTGCTTTTGCTATATCTTCTAAGTTAAATTCCATATCATATAGTAAAGTTGCATATGTGTGTCTAAGTCCATGGAATGTTATATGGTCATATCCTAGTGATGTTGCTAATCTCTTAAACCTATTAGATACAGTAGATGTGTATAATGGTCTTTCTTTTGTATCATAGAATAATAACTTTTCTTTTTTGAAGTATTGTGTAAGCTTTCTTCTTTCGTCCCACAATATCTTAAATTCTCTTAATTCCTTTTCTAGCATTTCAGGGATACTAACTATTAATGCTTTCTTGCCTTTAGGGAAATCCTGTAATATTGGTCTACCTTTTAGACCTGTAACTACTATTCTTTCCACCTTAATTATCTTTCTATCTAGGTCTATTTCGTCCCACCCCATACCTAACACTTCTGATATTCTAAGTCCCAAAAAACCAGCCAACATAATCTGTAGTCTAAGTTCAGGGTCTTCGGTGTTTTCTAACAGATGTTTAAACTGTTCAATAGTTAGATAATTTTCTTTAGATGTTTTAGCAGGAACTTTATCACTCCATACTCTAACATATTGAGTTATATCCTCTCCCATGTATTCCTTTTCAATAGCATATAATATTCCCTTTCTTATAAGTAGTACTAATAGATATACTATTTCATAAGAGAATTTAGTAGCTTTCCTATCAATAAACTTCTGAATATTACTAGGTTTTAAATCAAGTATCTGTCTTTTGCCTATATCAAATTCTATCTCTCTTTTGTAATAGCCTTCATAACTTTTATATGTCCCAGGTGCTATTTTATGATTCCTTCTTCTTCTTTTTTCTTCTCTTAAAGCCCCTTCTATACACTCACCTAGTGTTATATATTTTAATTCTCTAGGTCTAAGGTCTATACACCCTTCTTTTAATAGCACTTCAATTTCTGCTTTTTTCTTTTCAGCACTTACTTTGGTTTTGTACCATGCCATTCTTTTATACTTTCTTTGTAGGCTAAATTCTGTGTAGTAACAGATAGTTACCTCATATCCATCTTGTGCTTTTCGTACATATACTCTTGGTTCTTTTTCTTTGTAGTAGTCTTTAATCATTTTTTTTTACATCTCCTTTACTTTCTTTAAATTCACTTTGTTTACATTAACTTTATTTTGTTTGTGTTTTGTTTATATATAGTATAACCCTATATTTTAAATATGTCAAGTATAATTTTAAAAAAAATAGAGGGAAATTTAATCCCTCTATTTTAAATCTATTATAATGTCCCTTCTTCTACTTCAGATAAGTCAATTGCACTCCATGTTAAATCTGAACTGTCGATAGCCTCATTAAAGATTTCTCTTAATTGATATATAGCTGTATTTCTTACTGTTTCATCTTCTATAGTGTTAAACATATTCTTGATATATGATGTTATACCACCTATCTCTAGTAATATCTGTTCTATATCTGTAGTATCACATGAACAGTATATCTGGCTTTCAGAATAGTCATTAACTCCATTTTCATCAATTTTTATGTTCTTAATTTCACTTCTTAGCATGATATCCCTCTTTCTTCTTTAATCTGATTACCTACTGATACTGCTATGCCTATAGCATCATATATATCGCTAGTCTTATTCTTGCCTGCTTTATCACTGTAAGAACCAATATCTCTATAATTAGTTCTTATATGTTCAGCCACTTCCTCTTTACTAGCTTTACCATTACCTGTAATTAATTTCTTTACAGATGTTGGGGTAATATATCTTGTTTCAAGCCCATATTCTTTGTATATCATTCTAATAGTCGCTCCTAGTAGTTTTCTAAGTATCATAATACTAAATGACTTACCACCTACAAACTGATTTTCTATAGAAATTATCTCTATATCTTTAGTTGTTTGGATTATTTTACTTATTTGGTCTACTATATAATTTATCCTTATATCCTCGTTTTCAAAGTCTTTGGGAACAGTACATATCTTGCCACAATTTAATACCTCATTATTAGTAGTTTCAACTACTGCCCAACCTGTACTAGATACAGATAAATCTAATCCTAGTATCTTGATTATAGATCACCTCTTTTAGTGTATAAGAGGATTGAATCAGCCAACACTGAATCTAACCATAGTGCTAACTGTAATCTTTCCTCTGTTGTTAAATTTTTAAATTTACTTTCTAAATATGCTTGAAAGTCTACTTTGTATTCTTGCTCTTTTTTTAAAAATCGTTCTTCCATTATACTATAGCTTTCCAACCTTGTATCTTCTTAATATCATGCATAGGTTTCATTACCCTGCAATCTCTATTGGTACAAGTAGTTATTGCCTTAAATAAACTAGACAATCTGCCACCATAATAGTCTTTAACTATATTTTCCCCTTTATCACTTGTGTAGTATAAGGTTAATCCTTTTCTAGTTTTCTGTGCGTTTACTATTGCTCTTATTAACTTTTGCCTCATTTATATCTCCTGTTTCTTTATTTTTATATTAAATTTAAAAATACTATAGATTGGTTTATGTTTTTAACCTTTTCCTGAATCCATCTAATCACCGTCCCATATTCCATCGGGTCGCATTTTAGCCATGGTTAACAAGTGTATTAAAACTCTTTTTGCGTTACCCTCTGTCGCCTTCCAGTAATCGTCATCTATTTCATCCCCTAATTGGCTTATAACATTTTCTAATATAGGAATTGACTCTAACCCTGTTTTACCATAAATAGTCCTAATCCCGTCTTTCCCAAACAAAGGATAATAGAGAGGGGCATAATTATAAGTAATATTAAGAGACAACTCTGTACTGCCTCCAATTCTGTAATTCCCACCTATCATAAAATGTGTATCTTTTATTTCTATAGGTAATTTTGTTACTGGGTCATTTAAACTTATATCATAACTCATGGCTAATCCCTTATAATCTTTAATGGTTCTTCATCTTCCCATTTGACGTTTTGGAATAAATGATTATACAAGGATATATATTCACACGTATCGTTAGTTGCCCATTGAATACTTCTTTTTTCAGGTTTACTTAGATAAGCATATAGGCTACCATTGAAATCTCTTGCAATATAGTTAAATTCTTCAGGTACATTTGATAAAATAACTCTCTCTTCATCACTTAATAGATTATAATAACGACTCTTATCATGATTTATCATCTCATTAGTAATCGTCCACATATTATTACCTCTATACATATTCTTTGTTGGAATTGTTAAAATCTTATTAATAACAGTTGGTTGATAAGCATAACAATCCATTTCCTTGTCATATCTAACTCCCTCATAAGACTCATTATGAACCAGATTGTCTTTCAGGAAAATTTTATCACCAACCTTATATCTAGTATTTAAACCTCTACTTACTAACGTACTCAATTCTTCTTTTAATTCATCTAATCCACTCAAAAACCCTTTACCATCAGATAGAGCCAAAACCAATCCATATAGGTATTGATTAATAGACCATGACCTTCTATCACCAGTTTCAGGTATGTCTGTTCTTCTTATATCGTCATAAAGGAAATAGCACCTCTTATTCATACCGTTGTCATTCAGTCCCCATACTTGTCCTAGTTCTGCTATAGTTCCTAGTGCATGAGATTTGAGATTGAATATAATTATATCTGCTTCCTTAATTTTGTCTGTATCTTGTTTAACTATTTTTTCAGCTAACTTATTATTATCCTCTTGTGATACATTTTGCTTATCGTTTATTTCTTTGTTAAGTCTTGCACTATAATATTCTATACCTACTTCATCTAGTACTTTTTCTATGAGTGAAGACTCATACTGTGACCCAACACTCATTATATCTCCTGCTATGTATGCTTTTAATTTCTTCATTAATACTCCTATTTTATCTATAAGTTGGTTTCATCTTTATCGTCCCTAACTCTATGATTCCAGCTTGCAAAGCCTAAAGCATATCCAGTCCCATTAACTGGTTTAGTTATCTTTTGATAATTAACCTCAACTATCTTATTCAAATAATCTTCTTTGTGATACCAAATATTAAATCTTTCTTCATCACTAAATCCAGTACCTACAAAACATCTTTGCATTTCACCATTATATTCAAATTCTACTTCTATAGCACCCAACACACCAGTGTGTTTGCCTTCACCTTCTACAAATCCAACTATTCTTACATCAGCTATTAGATTTTTCTTTAGTTTAAGAATGCTATCTGTTCTTTTTCCAGTCCATGGGGCTTCTAGGTCATTAATCATGATTCCTTCTTTACCTACTCTATCACACTCTTCAACCATATCTATTAGTTCCTCATGGGTAAATTGTCCTATTTTATAGAATGGTCTATTGTGAATGGAATTAATAACTAAAGGTTCTTCTGTATTATTCCTATAGCTAGAAACCATGTCATCTATATCTTCCATTCTAAGTTCATGCTCTAAATCACTATAACCTTTAAAGAAACGTTCTTCGTCTATCATGTCAAACATAATAAATTCTATTTCAGTTTTATCGGCATCGTTAGAATTGATTACAGAGCAAGTCTTTTGAAATCTTAACTCATCTGTCTCAAACTCTCCTATTGCTAGTAGTTCACCGTCATAAACTGCACCACATTCAAAGTGATCTGTTTTAAGTGCGTCCTCTATAGGGACTAACCCTTTGATAACTTTACCTTGTCTTGAATATGCTGTTACATTGCCACTATTATCTTTAATAAAGCAACATCTAATACCATCTAGTTTTTCTGATATTTGATACCTCTTGTTAAAATTAAATAGTCCTTTTTCATATCTATCCATGTAATTCTTCGCTCTCATAAACTCAATTACCTGAATGAAATTAGGTATAAACTTGTTAATAGTTGTCTTATTAACTCCTAATTTGAAAGACTTGGTAAATATATCCCTTAATTCATCTTGATAAACTCCAATATTATCTATATATCTTTGAACGTGTAAATTAGTTACATCAGAACCTGTATTATGCTCTATGACGTAATCTAATAAATCATCTAAAGTCCAATCAACCACTTCTACTGAATCTTTAGTCTTTTGTGGGATTTTCTTTTTGAGTCTAGCTTTATTCAATCCTGATATTTCACAAGGATCTAATAGGTATTTCAAGACCCTAAAGAATAGTGAATTTGATTCATCTTTATATAATCCATCTATAAAGAATTGTTTAGATTTTATGTTACTTAATCCTTTAAGTTTATTGAGGTTAGATATTAAATCCTCAACTCTTTTAATTTCCTCTAAATTATTCATATTATTCCTCTATTTCTTCTATCATTACTTCTAAAACATATGATGTTAACAGTTCCTTTTCTTCTGGTGTTAAAGATAATATATCTGCAAAAATTTCAATATATGTAAGACCCAATCCATAAACAATCAAATAAGCTATATCTTCTAAATTAGTTGCGTCTATTATACCTGCTATATACCCTTCATTATTGGATGCCTTGTCATAATCAACTAAATATAAGCCTTCTGTAGGGGATATGACAACACATTTATATCTCTTATTAATCCTACATTCCATTTTCTACTACCTGCTCTTCTTCATATTCTTTTTTATCTTCTGTTTCCTTCAATTCCTCTAATTCAATATAGGCATGAATATATCTCTCTATAGCTTTAAGAATCATACCTGCCATATTAAATCCTAAACTATTCATTTCAGCTTGAGATAATCCTAATTGTCCTATACAGCTATACATATGTTCAAATCCTACATCATATAATATAGATTCTGCAACTTCCAACATATCATATCCGTCAAATTCGCTAATTAGTTCCATTGATTCGTCCATGTCAGTTCTCATGATAAATTGTATATTTTCATCTTTATCCTTGACTGCTACCATATCCGCTGATTTAATCATATTACATACTCCTATTCATCTACTGTGTTAGCATTAATTCTATTTTGTTTAGGTTTTATGTTACCTATTGGTTCTATACATATAATTGATAGCTAGGCTATTAACCTTATATGCCCAATTCCCACCTACACAATACTTTCTTCCTATTCTCCATACGCTCTTTCTTCCTATATTTATATATCTTCTATATAGAAAATCTTGCATATATAGTAAACATTGCTCTCTTGAATTAAAACTTCTTAATCCATATCTTCCCATTACTCCACCACAATTTTTTCTTACTCTGTATGAATAACTTGTTCCATTGCCTGTTTCAAGTCTAATTAAACTCATTAAAAATAAGGCGTTAATAGGTTTATTGCTTCTTTCTATCTGATATAATATACTAGATAGTTCTTTCATTCTAGGTGGTAGTAATTCTTTTATCTTAGATTCAGATAAATTTGACCTTACAGTCACATCATTTTGACTATAACCTCTGACTACCTGTGCATTAGCACTAGTACCCACCAACATAACCAACATTACTATACATACAACTACTTTTCTAATATAATTCAACAAATCACTCCTTTTATATTTCCATATACTCTACTATATATTTATTATTTTCTTTATCATGCTCTTTGATTGTAAAATTCAAGTCAACTTCTCTATCATGCATAATACAAAATTGATTTGATATTAAATTCTTTAATTCATTATGAGTTTTATCAAATCCTAATCCTCTTACAAGCCATTGGTTTTTTGATTGTTCATCATAAAACTTAGCTAGATAAAATCCATCACCTACATCTTTGATAGTTCCTATAATTGTGCCATGTATCTGTATCATATCTTATCCCCTTCTGTACCATATACGATATTTTTCATTAATGCCAATACTGTCAACTGTCCAACACCGTTGGGTACTGGCGTGTATAAACAGTCTATCTTACAGTTTTCATCTAACTCTAAATCACCACATATATTCCCGTCATTATCAAAATTAATACTTGCATCTATGAACGTACAATCATCATGTAGGTCATTAATGCTAAAGTAATCAGGAATACCAATACCACTAACTATATAGTCATAGTTGCTAAACATAGATATAAGTTTATCTTTATCTATATAACTATGGGCTACAGTTACTAGCATATTTTCTTCTAATAATATATTACTTAGTGGTTTGCCTACTAATTCACTATTACTAATGATTAATACAGATTTTCCTGCTAGGCAAGGGTCTATATATTTCATATAATCTCTTATTCCTTTTGCTGTACAAGGTGTATAATGAGATCTACCTATAGCTCTATAAGCTTTGTTTAGATGGCCTAGTCCATTTACATCACCATAAGTAATCATATTAGTTAAAAATTTAAGTTTATCTGGTATAGGTAGTTGAATCATCTTATTACAATGAGCATTCTGTATTAAAGAATCACTTATATTGATACCATCATATTCTAGTCCTTCGTATTTATGGTAGATACAAGGTATCCCTAACCATTCTAATTTTTGAATCTTATTGGCTATATACTTATTAGATGCATGGTCATTCCCTATTTGGTATATATGGAACTCTAAATTATCTTTTTCTTCATCTGATAAGTTATCGCAATACTGTTTGAGTTTCTCATACTCTTGGTTTACATAATGTTTAACATTAAGTTCAAATGCCATTAAATTCCCCCTTAGAAATAGATATATAGGTTTTAAGCATAATTACTTAAATAAATTATCCTATATATCTATTATACCTTATTTTATGTTCTTGTTTAACACTTATACATAATTTTTTTTAAAAAATCCTACGATGCTACGTTTATGCATAATTTTCTTTAAATTATATCCGTTAAATCGAAATCTAACTTTTCTACATGGTCTACAGTAGTTCCATATTCGTCATATATATCGTATAATTTATCTTCAGCTTCAAATATATCACTAGCCTTCACTTCATAAGTTTTCTTGCGAACCTCTGTTACTTCAAATATATAGACACTCATTATTTATTCTCCCATAAAATTATTTCTTTATTTTGTAGAGTCTTAGGTATATCTATTACTCTTTGATTAGTAGAACCAGCAAATGGGTAGTTGATGTCGAATTTATCTTTTTCGAATTTTCCGTCCACTAGTACATCTATATAATTTAATATATCTAGGTCTTGAATATCTTCAAATCTATAGCCTGTATACAACCATATAGTCTTGATTGGATATTTCTGTTTGACTAATTTACATAAATCATAGACAGTATCTAGATTCATTTCATTTAATGGATCACCACCACTAATAGTTAGCCCTGAACACCATGGTTTATTTAATTCTTCAAGTATTTCTTCGACAGCATAAATATCAAACAGTATACCTGATTGACTATCCCATGTTTGTTTATTTTGACAACCCTCGCAATAGTGTGGACACCCACTAACCCAAAGAACTACTCTGATACCCTCACCATTTAATAAATCAGCTTTTGTGATATTATGATAATTCAATATATCACCTCGCTTACATACTTTTTCTATCTTTTATTTCTTCCATTTTGTGGTCTGCAAGCCTAGAATCTCCTTTAACTCTACTGTAACTCAAATAACCATTCATTCTTTCTATTTTAGTCAAATCATTACTCCCGCATTTAGGGCAAGTTTCCATACTTAATTCTTCATAGCCACAATTGTTACAATAAGATAATGATAAGTTGATTCCCTCATAGAATCCCATATCCATAGCTCTGCGAACTAAATCTTTAATCGCTTTTTTATTATATGATATTGGGTATTTACAATATTGAATCTTACCTCCGTTACTTAAATCCCAGAATCTCTTTTCTAAATCTTGTTTTTGAATTGGTGTTATGTCTTCAGATACATGACAGTGGAAAGAATTTGAAACATACTCCCTATCTGACACGTTTTCTATTACTCCAAATTCTTTCCTGAATTGCCTTACCTGAACCCCGCATAGATTCTCTGCTGGACTTCCATATATAGCATACAATAAGCCATCTTCTTCTTTGAAAGCCTCGACTCTTTCATTGATATAAGTTAATACGTGAATAGCAAATTGTCCATCTTCTACTAAAGACTTCTTATTATACAGTTGTTGTAATTCATTTAATGCTGTTATTCCAAAAGATAAAGTAAACGTCTTTATCACGTCTTTTATTTTATCTCCATATTTTAAATTACCATTATAGAATCCACCTTCACAAAAACCTAATGGATTGGTTGATGCCCTCATCTCACCTAAATATTCATAAGTTCTAATATGTAATTTTCTTGCTATTTCAAGGTATTCATCTAATACTTCATAGAAATTTCTATTTTCTCTTCTTGATTTTGCAAGAATCATAGGCAAATGTAATGAAATTACTCCTAAGTTACTTCTGCCTACAAAAACAGGCTTATCAAATTCATCTAATGGTTTCATACCACCTTTTTCATACCAGGGCGATAAAAATGCCCTACAACCCATCGGGGATACTACTCTTTTATATTTTTTATACATTTCAGGAACATATCCCTCACCAGATAAACTAAGCCAATCTGGATACATACTTACGCTCGAGCATTCGATTGCACAATTGAACACATCTTCACATATAGCACCTTCTCCATGTATTTCTTTATCGAATAAGAATATTAACTTAGGGAATAAGACTGGCTTTTTAAAACCCTCTTTCCCTTGCCCTTTTCTTCTAACATTTAAGATTGTTTTATTTATAAGACTTCCTATTTCGCTGCTATTAGTACCAAAACTAATTGAAATGAACGGGTAGTCGCCCCTACTACTACCTACTGTATTGAGTTTATATTCTAATCCCTGAAGTCCTTGTTCTAAATCTCTTTTGACTTTCTTGAAAGAATAATCTCTTGCTGAATTAAGCAACTCATATTCAGAACTTTCATCTGTATAATTTGTTGCTATTTCATAATATTCATCTACATATCTATCTAAACTCTTTTTGGCGTAAGGTTCTAATATGCTATCTATTTCAGGTACTGTAAGGCCTCCATATTGTTGGGCACTAGCACTAAATATAATATCTCCAATCACATCAAATGCTGTATCCAAACTTTTCGGCTCGTTATACCAAATATTCCCCATTTCAAATCCACCTTTAAGTATATTCCCTACGTCTAAAAGGCAACAATTTAGAGAGTCAAGTCTTGCATTCATGTCATGTATATATAAATATCCCTCTTTAATCACTTGTATCTCTTGTTTATTTAAAAAGAACTTTTTATATAACTCTTTATTTAAAACACCATATATTAAACTTCTTTTAGTTGCTACTAAACTAGAGTCAGAATTACTATTCTCTTTATCGCCAATGTATCTAATAGTTTGGCTTTCCTTAAATACCTTATCTTGCATTTCCACAAATGATGTCTTATAGTTTCTATAATCTCTATATGATTTAGCTACCTGCTCATCAACTTGTGATAATGCTTGTTCTACATAATAGTGCATATCCGATACATGAACATTATCATTGCTATTTAATACCCTTTCAGATATATAACCGTATAACTTATCAAAATCTTCTTTGCTTAAAGTTTTCATAACCCTTTCAGATGATTTATTAACTGCATTTTTTATCTTATCGAAAGAAAAATCTTCTAAAGTTCCATCTTTTTTTATAACTTGTACCAATTAATCACCGTCCAATTCTTTATAATCAAAACCTAGGCCACTAACCATCTCAAATACAGTATTATTCCCTGTATATCCTATGAATTTATCTTTGTTATCAAATACTAAGTATTCATTAAATGGTTGTAATTTAAGTAACCCACAACTTGCCATAAATTCTAAAACATCATGCTCTGATTCAATATTCTTTTTAGAATCTTTAAACCCTCGTCCGTTATCATATTGAATGACACCACTGTCAGGATTCCATATAACAGATGCAATTTCAGGCAAGTCAATTATTTTTTTCTTTATCCACTTACCCTCTGGTAATTTTATAAAACGTATTCTATGACTCATTTGTCCCTCTCTTTCTTCTTAGGAATTGCCCTAATTCAAATGTTGATACTATTATTACAATGGACGATATAATCGACATCATTGTTAATCTCCAACCGATAAACCCTAT